ATATGCATTCGGAAATTTTTTAGGATTTGACATGCAAGGTTTTACACAACAGCAGATTATTAACATGTCTAGTTATGAAAAATTATTAATAGAATTAGGTGAAAAATCATATGTACCTGAAGGAAGCGACTGGCCTGTTGAAATAAGATTGTTATTTATTATAATCATAAACGCAGCAATATTTATAGTCAGTAAAATTATTATGAAAAAGACAGGAGCAAATATTTTAAACATGGTAAATAGTGTGAAAAGCCCTACTCAAACAAATTTAAATAAACAAAAGAGAAAAATGAAAGGTCCAGAAATAAATATATCACAAATACCAGACACAAAATAATTTTTAAAAAATTATTTAATATAAAATAAAAATGTCAACCGATGAATTAGAAAATTTATGCAATAAAGAAAAAATACCAAAAACTTATGATGCTCTCTATGAAAGAATACAACAAATAAATTTCAGTGCCGAGAACACCCAAATCTTTATTAAATGTTTATTTAGAGAAGGTTGGTCTTTTAAAAGACAATTAGGAGGTAAAGGTGATTATATTATTTACACAGATTATGATTTATTTACAAAAGCTTTGATAAAAGATAAAAAAAACAAATTTAATGAAGTGACAATCATTAGAGGCTGGTATATGCCCCTTTTTGAATTTATAAAAAAGGGAAATAAAGAAGCAATGGAAAAATATTTAATTCAACCAGAAGAATACACAGCGCAATCTAAAGGAGATTTAAGTTTCTTAAATCTAGAAGAAAAAGTTATGAAAACTAGTGGTTCTAGAGAAAGAGAAAGAGAGAAAGAAAGACAAAGAGAAGAAAGACAAAGAGAAGAAAGAGAAAGAGAGAAAGAAGAAAGAGAAAGACAAAGAGAAAGAGAAGAAAGAGAAAGAGAAAGACAAAGAGAAAGAGAAAGAGAGAAAAAACCTATTAAAAAACGAATATCATCTGATAAAGATCAAGTGATAGAAGAAATAAAACAATTACTCCTTGAAAATATAGGTAGTTTAAGAGATGTTAAAAATAAGAATAGTATAATACAAGACGAAAAATATACCAAAACCTACAGGACATACAAGCGAAACGATTTACCTGAATTAGTATCTTTAATTTTAAAGAATTTATCTTTACAAGTCGATGAAGATGATTTTTCAAATAAATTTTTAGTATTGAACGAATTCACACTTGAAGGACTTAAAGAAATACATGAACAGTTTTTTACAGCTAAAAAAGGAACTTGTCAAAAACATAAAGTAATTATAGATATATTATTAATTTCTCTTGGTTATAATCCTATTTGTCATTTACCAAGTATTCCAGTTAAAAAGCCAACAAGAAAATCTCCAGTTGAACAAAAAGAAGAAAGAAAGGAAAAACAAATTAGTAAAATAAAACAACCAAAACGTGACGAACAAAAATTAATTTCTGGTTTAAAACTTGACGAAAGCAAACTTTTACCTGAAAAAACACGATGTGATTTTATGAATCCATGTGGAGAAGGTAATGTATGCAATTTAGATAATAATGAATGCGTAGATGATGTAAATTTACAAAGTGGATACGTAAAAGCTATAATAACATATAAAGATGGTCGTGTCAATAATTTTTTCGGTAAAAAAGAATTAATTGATGAATTAATTAAACAAAATGCAGATGATATAAAAAATGTATCAATAGTCGATTCACAAGGAAATCAATCACAAAAAGATTTAGATGAAATTAAAAAATTATTAGACTTGACTATTGATAAGATCGAAAAACAACAAACTTCGGAAAAAAGCACGATCGAATCTCAGGATAGTTCATATCAAAAAGCTTTAGTACAGCTAAAAAATGTATTATATAAAAGTTCCGAGAAAGAAGAGAAAGAAGAGAAAAAGAGAAAAACTTCAGTAAAGGAATCTGCTCAAGAAATTCCTATGGCAGCTACTACAGGAAAACCAGTAAAGGAATCTGCTCAAGAAATTCCTATGGCAGCTACTACAGGAAAACCAGTAAAGGAATCTTCCGAATTAGAAAATATATTAAAAACACTTTCCGGAGATAAATCTAAAGAACAAGATCTTAAAAAATTCCAAAACGCAACCGAGCAAATAATTAAATGTCTAGGATTAAAAAGTAGATAATTATATAAAAAATTATATAATTATCTTTCTAAAATATGATAAATATCTTCAGGTTTCAACATTTCACACAATGGAATAGATTCAAATTTTATATAACCTTTTATATCTTGATAAATATTTAAAATTTTCATATCATAGTCATCGTTAAAATCTTCACTGTAAAAAGATTTTTCATTTTCATCGTAATCAGAGTTATAGTATTCTTCATCATATTCAAAATATTCTTCTGTGTCCATTTTTATCTATTAAAAAATTTATATAATTTTCCTTTTTATCTGTATCTGATAATTTTTTAGATGATTTTTCGAATATGTATTTAAAAAAATACATTTTAAACTCAATTTTATTAAATTCTTCTATTCTTTCTGGAAAATGAATACATAATATATCTATTAATTTTTCCAAATATAGATAATATGTATATTCCCACGTGTCGTATTGTAAAGTTCCCTTATATAATATTGTACTAGACATTTAATAATTATTCTTTATTTTTTAAATTTGATTCTATATACAGTTCATTTAGTTCATTACTAATTTCATTATCCATTTCACTTTCTGTTTCTGAATTTTCTTCTTCTATTGTCTCAATCTTATTTGTAAATTGTAGTATTTTTGGTTCTATTTTAATTTGATTTACAACAGGAGATTCTTGTTTTTGTGTTTTAATTTGATTTACAGTAGGAGATTGCTTAACGATTTTTTGCCTTTCTGTTTTTGCTTTAGGAGTTTCCTGTCTATTATTTTCAATAATTAAATTATTTAAAGTTTTTTGTAATTGTTGTATTTGTTCTTCCTGATTTTCTAAACGAACAAATAATTCTTCTATCTCAGAAGACATTCTCTTACATTTTGAAGAAAACCAAAAAACTATCCCTACCCCAACCATACATTCTGTTATAATATGTAAAAATTGTTTATTGTTTGAAGATGTGGATTGTTCTATTTTCGTAGTCATTTATGAAGATTTATCTATCGTTTTAAATGGAATAATCATAAAAATGATTTTAAAAAGTATGTTATTAATACTTTTTAAAATGTCTATGACAAAACAAAACGAAGGTAAAATTAATTTAGGTTTATGTTGCATTAATACTGAACTTAGAAAAAAAAATATATTTAATTCAAGAAATACTATAAGACGAACTTTTTCAATTGATAGAGCAAAAGAACTTGCTTTACAAAATGTAAAAGATCTTATTCCAATGATAGAATATAATTATAAAAATAAAATCAATTGCTTTCGTTGGAGTTCAGATATGTTTCCTCATTTTACTGATACTGAAACAGAAAAATATACTATTGATTTTTGTGAAGATGAACTGAAAAAAGCAGGTGATTTGGCTAAAAAATACAATCAACGTATTGTAATGCATCCAGGTCAATATAATCAGGTAGGAGCAAAAAATTCTAAAGTTTTTGAAAAAACTTTACAAGACCTTGAACATCATGCTAATATATTGGATAAGGCAGGTATAGATGAAAATGGAGTTTTGATAGTTCATGGAGGAGGAATATACGGTGACAAAGATTCAACAAAAAGAAGATGGGTTGAACAATTTGACGAACTTCCTAAATGTGTAAAAAAAAGATTAGTTATTGAAAATTGTGAAAAATGTTATTATTTAAGAGATGCTTTAGATATTGCCCAGCAATGTAAGATACCAGTAGTTTATGACTGCCATCATTATTTATGTTACAGAATATTACATCCTGATGAAAATCTTGAAAAAGCAACAGAAATGATGGATGAAGTAGTAGAGTCTTGGGGTAATAAAAAATTTTTATGTCACGTTTCAAGTCAAGGTGAAGGTAAAATAGGACATCATGCTGATTATATACATACTTTACCATCTCATATGATTAAAATTCCAGAAAAATACAGAATTGATATTGATATTGAAGTTGAAGCAAAAATGAAAGAAAAAGCAATTTTTAAGTTAAAGCAACAGTATCCAGAATTATTTTAATGTCATTATCATTTTTTTCACAAACAACCCATTCTTCTAGATCTTCTTGTTTGATTTTTTTATAATATAAAACAGGAATGAAACTGTATATTAAAATTCCGTAATAATATACATTATAAATAACGTATCTATGTTTCCAAAGTACATATGTAATATAAATATAACTATACATTTATAATAAAAAAATATTATTTTTATAAATATAAAATGATACTATTTCCACGATATATGCCTTTAGAACAATATATTTCTAAATTACTATCAAGTTCTGAAGATTTATTACAAAACTATAAAAGAGTAAATATAATTAATGATATTATAAACAATTATTATTTTTTTGAAAAAGGACATAGTTTAATTCATGTGACAAAAAATAATATGAATGGAAATTTTACTTTTAAAGATATTGATAATTATAAATCACAATTTGGTGTATTTTTGGACAACCTTTACTTTATTTTTTCATATACTGAAGATAAAAACGAAAAACAGTTTTATATAGGATTCGGTAACGAAACTGATAATATTAATCCCGAAAAAGAATTTCTTAAAGTATTAGATAGTTTTGTTTTACAAAAATCTAATTAATATTATAAATATAATTTATAATATTTAAAAAACTTTAATCTACATCACTAAAAATAGGTTGAGGTAAATTAGAAATATTTAATATCTTTTTTACAAAGCTATTGATATTACTATTATCTATATTAAAAACTTCTTCAAACAACAACATTTCTTTTAAAAACTTTTTAATATCATTTGTATGATTTTTTCCAAAATAACATATTATAAATGTAGGGTCTGGACAATATCCTTTGCAATCAACTTTTTTAAATATTCTACCAATAGTATAAAAATTCATTAAAAAATTTATCAAATCTAAAAGAGATATAATACCTATATTTTTCGTATCAACATTTTTTAAATTTGATATAATATCTGTTATATAATTATCTTCAAAAAATTTTATGTTTTTCTCTAAATATTTTTCATATATTTCTTTATTATTTTCAAACTGTCTGTCTATTTTTGAACTTTTTAAAATATTTTTCAAATTTAATGTCCCCAATATATTTATAACATTTTCTAATTTGTCATCATTGTTGTAATCTAATATAAAGTTTGAAATATCAATTAATTCTTTTAAATTTTTTCTTACATCTACCCAATGAATTCTAGCAGAACAATTTTTTGAAATAAAACAATCACGAAGAGATTGTTGAAATTTGTTTATACTTAGATCTTTATGTTCAACTACATCAAAATATTTTCCAGATTCAACAAAGACATCTATTAACTTAGTATTAGTAGCTAAAATTTCAGAAATCCATTTTTCTACCGAGATACTTTTAATTGCTTTATAACATAAATGATTTACAGGTACATGACTATCTCCTAATAATATTATGTATTTATTATATTCATTATTTTTCATATAAGATATATTTTCAGGTCCTATTAATCTTTCGTATTTATTAGGAATTACAGTTGTGTATAACTTTGTTTGATGATTTTTTATCAAAGAATATAATATATTTTTACCATCTTTATATTCTTCTAATATATTTTCCAAGTCATTAAGAGTTATATTGTTTGTAATAATCCATTTTTCAATATTTGCTGTTTTTTCAATCCTTAAATTCATTTTTTATATAACAATATAAAAAATTAATACAACGGCGTGAAATTCCAATTTAGAATATTGAAAAGTTGTTTACATATATCATCATGAAAGAACTTTCTATCGATAGTTTTTAACAATACAAAATCTTCTTTTTTACAATGATGATGATATTTTTGTAATAATTGAAACAGTACATATTGGGTTGAAATGAAATTAATTCTTTCAAGTTTATTTTTAAAATGTTTGTCATATGTTTCTGTTAAAAGGTCAAAATCATTTAACAATTTATCTTCAAGATAAGATATATCGTCAGGTTTTTTACCAGTCAAGTTGTAATGTATCAAAATTACATTTTCGTAATGTTTTGAATATCCTAATTCTTTTAAAAACATTATAATATGTTCTTTTGAAATATTTTTAAATCTATATTCCTTGTTATCATCTTTTTTTCCCAACAGTAAGTGATGTCGTTCTAAAATATTTTCTAAATCATCATATATATTTGATTCTATATTACAATTTTGTTTACCTTGATACTGATTAATACAATCTCTAAAATGTACTTTTCTATCGTAAGTGTATTTTGTACATATATTTACTCTGTCACTATCTTTATAAGATGTTATATTATGTATTATTTCTTGTTGACAACCACATAATTCGCAAATATATGAATTTTCTTCGATAAAAAAATCTTTTTCATTTTTACAGTTATCGCATGATATTTTAAATTTTTTTTCAGGGTAAGTTAATTTAAAATTGTAATATTTTTCTGCTATTTTAATATATTCTTTTATTAGTTTATTTTTTTCAGTATTATTTGTTATTTGTTTTCCACTAAAAGATATTTTAATCGGTATTTTAAGTATACATTTATATTTTTCAATTAATTCTATTGTTTCTGAAATATAAAAATTATATTCTTCGTTGCTATCTATATTTTTTTTTATCGTATTAATATTTGTTTGTATTTCGTTTCTGTATTTATTATTTTTTATATTTATTAAAGTTTTTTCTAATTCTTCTAATCTTTTACACAAATCAGATATTCTATTAATTTTATTTTCAAAAAATTTACATATAGATGAATGTATTTCTAAAATATCTATATCTTCCATTTACAATTTTAGTATTATATTGTGTTTTTAAGTTTTCTTTTAAATATTTTTTAATAAATATTTATTAAAAAATATTTTTTATTCTTGTTAATTATAAAAAAATGTCTTGTACTTCTAATATTACTTCAGGATTCGTTGATTTAGCAACTTTCGATGAATTAGAAAAATATCTATACGGTGGTAGTTCCGCAACTGCCTATTTTGTACGTGAAACACGTAAAGCAACTTGGTTCACTCAAGTACCAGTTGTTCTTTCTCGTAGTACTGGTAATGCAGATTTTGGAAGTGATCATTCTGTAAATATCTCTCGTGCAGGTGATTATCTTTTACAAGCCTGGTTACGTGTTAATTTACCAAGTGTACAACTTTCAGCAAGTAACCAATATAGTACTAACGGTCGTTTGAGATGGACTCGCAATTTGATGCATAATTTGATTTCTGAGTGTTGTATTACATTTAACGATCTTGTTGCAGCACGTTTTGATAATTATCATCTTGATTTCTGGGCTGCATTTACCGTCCCAGCAGGTAAGTTGAATGGTTATAGAAACATGATTGGAGACTTTGATGATTTAACAGCTCCTAGAGGTTCTTCTGAACCTCTACCAGCAGCAACACTTAATTTACCTCTCCCATTTTTCTTTGCTCGTGATAGCGGTGTTGCTTTACCAACTGCTGCCTTGCCATACAATGAAATGCGTATCACATACTCTTTCCGTGATTGGACTGAATTGTTGATTGTTGATAATTTGGCCGCCGCGGCTGGTACTAATCCATCTCGTCCAGCAACTTCTGCAGATCTTGTAAATGGTGCTCCACAACTTGGACAAGTTCAAACATGGGCTAACTACGCCATTGTATCTAACGATGAACGTAGACGTATGGCCTGCGCTCCACGTAATATTCTTATCGAACAATGTCAAAGTGCTCCATTACAAACATTTGCTCCAGGTAATGGCGGTAACGCAAATCCATCTTTTGATCTACGTTTCTCACATGCAATTAAAGTTATGTTTTTCGCAGTTCGTAATACAACTGTCGCATCGCAATGGTCTAATTACACAACTGCAAGTCCAGTCCCTTCATCTAGTGCCGTTGATTTCTCACCATCAGGTTCTGCCGATCCAATTGTTACTACAACTCTTACATACGAAAACACAGCTCGTTTACAGTTAATGGGTTCTGACTATTTCTCACTTGTTCAACCTTGGTATCATGCTCCAGTTATTCCATTAGATACAGGTTATCATATGTATTCATATAGTCTTGATTTTGTTTGCCTTGATCCAAAAGGTTCAACCAACTACGGTAAACTTACTAATGTTAGTATCGCTCCAAATGCTTCTGGTGCAGCAGTTACTGGTGCAAATGGTTCTGGTGTAACTGGAAGTGGAAGTGATTTCGCCCAAACTTTCCGTTTTATTACAACTGTTATCAACAATAACATTATTCGTGTATCTGGTGGTGCTTTGGGTTTCCCAGTTTTATAAACAAAAAATTAAAAGTTTTTATTTTATATTGTTCATAATATAAAATATAGAAAAAGAGATTATCAGTATAAACGATTTTATATTTTTTTAAGTTTAATTACAGTTGAACCAAAACCAATTGGTAGATCATTTCCTACTGTTATTGCAGAACCTCCGCAATTTTTTAATTGAATTTCTTGAGAAGCCATAGCTGTTCCATTCCATATAGTTGGTGTACAAGTTAAAACACCATTAACCAACGTCCACGAACCATAATTGTTGTTACCGCAATTATTAAAATAACCTGGTATTTGTCCTGATTCTACACTATATTTTTTTAACTTTTCATTTGGGTTTGATTTTATTGATGTTGGATTTGTATCTGTCTGTGATAGTTTCCTAAATATCAATTTATTTTGAGTACCAAAACCAGGAATAAATAGATATGTATCTAAAATGTTTTCCATTAAAAATGCGTTTATATTGGTGTCATTTTTAAGACCAGTATTATTACCTGGTGAATATATTAAGTCTAATTTAGTAATTTCATAAGGATATACCGGACATGATTTCTTAAAATACAATACAGTCATAACAATCGATAATATAATAAAAATGACAGATGTACTAATTAGTACCCATTTTAACAAGTCTTTCATGATTTTATTTTAATAATTATTATTAATTTTTCAAAATAATTATTTTGTAAGTATAACTTTTCCGACAAAGTTATTAACTACGTCTGGAATCATAGTTAAAATTTCTATGCCATAATTTTTAATCCATTCTGGTAATTTTTCTTTAATTTTCAATTTTACAAAAATTACAAAATCATTATTATATTCTAACATGCCTTCTATTACCTTTTCATCTTTACAATCTATTAAACATTTATTTAAATATTGTCTTACAACTGAGTTTATTTGATCCTTATCAGATATTTTTATCAAAAGCTTTTCATCATCTGTGAATCCTTGAATTACATTTATTAATCTTGATAAATGCCCAGTAGTACATTGACCTTTCATATCCTTTAATTCTTCTATAAGACGTATTTGTAATTGTTCTATATGTTTATCTTCAGAAATCCATAACCATAGTGATATAAAAACTTGTTGAAGTGTTATATTTATACCAAAAGTAGCAAAGTTTTTTTTAATATATTCAATACTTTCTAATATAATTTCTAAATCTTCTGGAAACTTTTCAATCAAACTGTTTTTTATATTATCCATGAATACATCTTCCTTATTTTCAAACTTCTTGTTATATTTTAAAAATAAATTTTTCGTAATTTTTATAACACTTTGATTTATAGTTGAATTATGTACATTTTGAGAATCATTGTATACAGTTTTTGTTACATTCTTTGGTTGTTCGTATTGTCTTAATCTGTTTAATAATCTATCATTGTTTCCATATTCATTAACAATATCTGCTATCTCATTTACATCTCTATTATGTATATTGTTATTAAAAAGTGTTTCAGCATATTGTAATATATCTTGTTTTTTTGGACACATCCTTGGACATTCTTTATGATACATTAAAAGATATCTAATAGAAAGTATTCGATGATTAATATTAGGATAATCTTGAGGAAAATTATAAATATTAACAGCATGTACTAAACCTTGTAATGAATATTTTTGTAAAAGTTGTTGTTGCATCTTTTATTAAAAGATAGAAAAGAAAGTGTTAATAAATGAATATAACACCTAGTGAAATAATATATAATATCTTTTCATATTTAGATATTATATCTAAGAGTAATTTCGGTAAGACAAATAAATTTAACTATAAAGTATATAAAAAATATATAGTAAAAAATACAAAAATAAATCAAAGTTTAAACTATTACAACGAGGAACGAATTAAAAGTTATCATTATCATTACATAGATAATCTAGTGTATAGTAATTTATATCCTTCACTTTTATATGATAATTTTATAGAAATAATTTTACAAGATACTTTACAATATTTTTATAAAATTATAATTTTTGAACCTATATATAATTCAAAAAAATGTATTTTTGATTATATCCGAGAAATGAATAATTATAAAATATATAAAGTTTTATGAAACTTTATATTGATTAAGATCTTCTGTTATTATATTACGATTCTTTAACATTTTTACATTAAAATTTGAACGAATATTATCGTTTTCTTTAATATAATAATCTATAGATATTTCATTTTCTGATACTTTAAAAAGTGGAATTCCGAAACCTGTATAAGAATAAGGTACATGTATTTTTAAATCTTCTTGTTCTATATAAAGATTATTATCTTCATTACAAACTTTAGTATCATCTAATTGTGTACCTCCTGAACCTGCTACTACAAATCCTACATTAATATTCACATCTTTACATTGGATATTTTCTGTTAAAAATTGCTGATTGTGTTCATCCGCGCAAATATATATATGGGGTTGATATGCTTCAAAAAGTTGTTTCATAAATTTTGAATTATCAACTATACATTTATCTGTTTTATGTCCAACAGCGCGATAAGGAATATGTCCAACCATAATTTTCCAAACTTTATCGCGTAAAGTTTTTACATTTTTTTCTATACAGTCAATTTGACTTTGATATAATTCTTCTACATTTCCAAAATTACATAATGTTTCCTCTTTTTGATTCATAATATATTCAATAATATTTGTATCAATAAACATTACATGGACATCATAATTTTTAAGATTATATAATACACTGTAAAAAAGTGATGGAAAAGTCCAAGAACCATATTCAATTTCTCGTTCTAAAATTTTGCAATTTTTAACATCATGATTACCTGCGATTACAAAATAATTTTTTATACGAGGATTCATAAAACATTCAAAAAAACCTTTTGTTAATTGTTTTTCAATATCAGGTTCTTTATTATAATTTTGTATAAACTGTTCTTTTTTATATTCATCTTTATATTCTGGTTCATCATCTATTGAATTCTCATATATATTATCTCCTGCTAAAAATAAATCTTCTACATCTTTTTCTTGTTTTACTATTTTATATATTATATCTTTTACTGTTTGTTGTCCTCTAATTACTGTTTCTACTTTTTTTGGTTTTCCTTTTTTTGCTTTTACAATAGTTCTTTCGCCTTCTTCGCAAAATACACCCCAGCAGCCAACTGCTAAAAAATTAAGATTATTTGATTCATTCCGAGGGATTTTAAACTCGTTACATAAGTTATTATTAGATTTTATTTCTGCCATTTTGTTTATATTAAGTAAATATTTTAAAATGAATATTGAGGATATATTTTAAAAAATAAATAAAATGGGAATTAAAACATTAAGTAAATTTCTAAAAGATACTTTTCCAAATGTATTTCAAAATATACATATTTCAGAATATAGATACAAAAAAATAGCAATCGATGTTACTTTATATTTATGTCATTTTAAAGTTAATTTAGGTGAAGAAAAATGGTTATTAGGATTTTTAAATTTTGTAAAAACTTTGAGAGAATATGACATACATTGTGTTTTTATTTTTGATACTGGTTTTCCTCCTGAAAAACAAGAAGAAAGAAAACAAAGAATGTTACAAAGAGCAAAGACGGAAGAAAAAGTATTTAATTTAGAACAAGCTTTACAAAAATATGATGATTCAGGAGAGATAGATCAAATATTGATTGACTTTCAAAATAAGAGAAAAATTACTCCTATACGTATTTTAAACAAAGGAACGAATAACGCGAAACTGAATATAAATATGATTAAACATTTAGTTAAAAAGATGAGGAGACAGTTATTCAATATTTCTAAAAACGATTATATATTATTAAAACAACTTTTTGATATTATAAATGTTCCGTATTATAATTCTCCTTTAGAAGCAGAAACAATGTGTTCAGATCTATGTATACAGGGTAAAGTAGATGCTGTTTTAACTGAAGATACAGATGTACTTGCTTACGGAACTCCGGTTTTTTTAAGTAATTATAAAGATGGATATTGTACACGAATTAATACAGAAAAACTTTATGCTGAAATGGGGTTAACATCAGATGAATTTTTAGATTTTTGTATAATGTGTGGAACAGATTACAATAAAAATATATATAAAATAGGACCTGCGAAATCTTATAAATATATTTTACAATATAAAAATATTGATAATATAAAATCTAATATAAATTTAGATATTTCTATATTAAATCATAATAGAGTTAGACAGATATTTAGAGAATATGAAAAATATCAAGGTAAGATAAGTTATTGTGGAATACCAGACTTTGAAAAACTTAATATATTCCTTTTTAAAAAAAATATTAAAATAGATATAGAAACAATAAAAGATAGTTTCGTGTCTAAAATAGAATTATCAGATGAAAACGATATTACAGAAAATGATGATTTAGAAAACTAAATAAACCTATCATTACATCAATAAACAATACTTTCCACGCATTTCTATCTTTATTTATTGCTAAGTATGCAAAATAAAGATATAGATATGCATGTATGGGTCTTAAATTATCCCACCATATTTTTTCACCACCAGTTTCTATACCAGTTTTTCTTATCTTAAATATGTAGTTTAAGATAAAAGCAAACCCTATAAATATATAAATATATCCCATGATCGGTAATTTTTCTATCGGAATTTTATATGCTGTTATTGATAATAATATTCTCGTTCCTATACATCCAAAAAGAAATAAAATTAATTTATCTGTATTTAAAACCATTTATTTATATAATATTTTTAATTATAATAAATGTATTCAAAAATAGGAGATTTTTTTAAAAAATATGAAAAAGAAAATTTTAACGATACGGTGTTACCACAACCAAAACAACAAATAATGACCTCAAATCCAAATATATGGGGACCGCCTTTTTGGTTTTCTTTACATATCAGTTCATTGTATTATCCAGAAGAAGCAAGTCCTATCGTAAAAGAAAGAATGAAAAATAGAATTCTTGCTATACCGTACGAGATACCTTGTAGTTTATGCAGACCTCATGCTAGTTCTTATATTGAAAAAAATAGAGAAAACTTGGATCAAATTGTAAAAGGTAGAGATTCACTTTTTAAATTTTATGTAGATTTCCATAACGATGTAAATAGGAGATACGGAAAAGAAATATGGACATATGAGAAAGCATATAATTATTATTCTGGAAAGGATTAATATACAAAATTATCTAATACATGTATAATTATTAGAAAAAAATTATAAAAACAATATATTCTAAGGTTTAAAATTAATAATATTTTAAGAGTTTTCATTTTAAATTTAAAATGAAAAAAATTTAAAATAATTTTATTTTTTAAAAATGTCTTTAGAAAGTTTAACTGAAAAACAAAGAATAGCATTAGATTTAATGATAAAAGGTGAAAATATATTTTTAACTGGTCCATCCGGTACTGGTAAATCATTAATAATTTCAACTTTTAAAAAACTTTGCTCTCATACTAGAAAAATAGGTGTAACAAGCACAACAGGAATGTCTGCAATATTAATAGATGGAACAACTGTCCATTCTTTTCTTGGTATTGGTCTAGGAAATAGTACAGTTGAAAATATGGTTAAAAATATTAAGATGAAACCTTATCTTAAAAAACGTTGGAACGAACTTGACACTTTGATTATAGATGAAATTTCAATGTTATCTCCTGAACTATTTGACAAATTAGAAGAAGTTGCAAGAATTTTAAGACGAAAATCCCCTAAAAGAATAATGAAACATACTCAGGAAAAAGAAATACCCTTTGGAGGAATTCAACTTATTCTCACGGGAGATTTTTTACAACTTCCAGTAGTTCAAAATGATAATTTTTGTTTTGAGGCAAAATCTTGGAAAAGTTGTATAAATAATATAATAAATTTAAATGAGATTATCAGGCAAACAGATAGAGAATTTCAGGAAGTATTAAATGATATTCGTTACGGGAATGTAACTGAACGTGCGAAAAATCTTCTAAATTCAAGGGTGAATGTTAAAATGGAAAACAAGGACGGTATCATACCTACAAAAATATTCACAACAAATAATTGTGTTGATGAATTAAATTTTCAAGAATTAGAAAAACTAGAACAACCTGATATATATCAGTATGATATGGAAGTTGATTTAAAAGGTTTTCATAAAGATTATTTACAAGTTGTTGAAAAAATAAAAAAAAATTGTTTAGCACCAGAAACATTACAATTATGTAAAAATGCACAAGTCATGCTATTATATAATCTTGATTTAGAATCTGGTCTTGCGAATGGAAGTAGAGGTGTAGTAATAGGTTTTATAAATGATTTTCCAAATGTATTATTTTTAAATGGTCAAGAGCGTGTAATAGATTATAATACATGGGAAATTTCAGAAGGAGATAAAAAAATAGCAAGTATAACTCAAATACCTTTAAAATTAGCTTGGGCGATAACAGTACATAAATGTGTAAAAGATGATACATTTATTCCTTGTGAATTTGGTTTGATAAAAATATCAGAACTATCTTCTCTTTATAAAAAGGATCAACAACAAAAAACTTTGATTAATACAAATTTTAATATAATGTCTATTGATGGATATTCAAATTGTTCTCAAATATACAAAGGTGAAATAGAAGATACTATACGGATTACGACATCATTAGGATATGTTATAGAAGGTTCTTTTAGACATCCATTATTAACATATGATGGAAATTTTTCTTGGAAACTATTACCTGATTTGGTATTAGGAGAATACATAACTTTGAAAAATAATTTTCAAAGTTTCGGAAAAGATAATTTTATAAGTTCAGATCTATCTTATATTTTAGGATATTTTAATAAATACCCAATAATACCTAAAAATTTTTATAAATTACAACAATATTTCAAGAGACAATATAATAATACAGACCCTTATGATTCCGAAATAAAAAATAATCTATATAAATTTGGAATTTCAAAGTTTAATATACCTTATAACGTAAGACTTTCTAGTAAAAATATTCAAAAATCATATTTACAAGGTATTTTTGATTGCTATGGGAAAATTACAAAATCATCATTATACTTAGATAATTTATCTTATTCATTAATTATTGAGATACAAAATATGTTATTAAATTTTGGGATTATTACAAAAAGAAAATTTAGAAAACTATATATTTGTTCTCCTTATTATTTTAATAATATAATTGGATTTAAAGATATAAAATTAAATCAACTATCTTTTAAATATTTTAAGTATAATATTCTAAATCAATTTGGTCTTAGAATACCAAAAGGTAAAGAAGTTATAAAACGTTTATTTAATTCATCTCTTGGTTTTGTTTTTTCAACACCTGAAAATACTTTAAATCAAAACAGACTCAATAAATTATTTTTAGGAATTTTAAAACCAACATATTTTGATTTGATATATATATTACAAAATCTATTATTTATACCTGAAAAATACAATCAAATAGAAGACATATTGATACAAAATATTAATAATATATTTTACGATAAGATAGTGAATATACAATTTAAAAAATCACAAATGTATGATTTATATGTTCCATTTAATCATACATTTGTAGGCAATGGAATTATTAATCATAATTCTCAAGGTTGTACATTAGATATAGCTGAAATCGATTTAAAAAATGTTTTTACGCATGGACAAAGTTATGTGGCTTTATCTAGAGTAAAATCAAAAGAAGGATTAAATATCAAAGAAATAGATTTTAATTCTATTAAAGCTCATCCAAAAGCGATTGAATTTTATAAAAATATAGAATGAAATAATAATATGTTTTCTAATTTTACAAAAATATAGTTTAAATCTTTTTATTTTATAAAAAGATTTAAAAACAGGGATATTACAATTAACAAAATGCCAAAAAAAGTACAAAAGACTGAAGAAAAACAAACAAGTGTTGTTGCACCAGTAAAACAACAACAGGTAGAAACAAAGCAAAAAGTTCAACGAAAGAGAAAACAAGAAACCCAACAAGAAACCCAACAAGAAACTCAACAAGAAACTCAACAAGAAACTCAACAAGAAACTCAACAAGAAACTCAACAAGAAACTCAACAAGAAACTCAACAAGAAACTCAAACAACAAGATTTACACCAACAAGAGAAACAGTTTCTGCTGAGTTTGATGAAATTATTAAACTTATTGATGATGAAATTGCCAGATTGAAAGAACCAACTCAAACAAATGAATCAGGAAAACCAACTTTAAAATATAAAGGTTCTAAATTTTTAAAGAGCATGAATAAGCGTATAAAAACCTTAAAAACACATTCTTTAAGAATCACAAAACAACGTCAAGGAACGCGACGTGTGAATACTAATTCAGGATTTTTGAAACCTGTCAATATTTCAAAGGAATTAGCGACTTTCACAGGATGGGATCAAAATGAACTAAGATCAAGAGTTGATGTTACAAAATTCATATGTAATTATATAAAAGAACACAATTTACAAGACCCAGAAGATCGTCGTAAAATTAGAGTTGAAGATGATCAAAAATTGAAAAAGTTACTTAGATGTGATAATAAAGATAAGAAACCTTTAACATATTACAGTCTTCAAACATATTTGAAAAATCACTTTGTTTCTTCGTAAAAAATTATATCTATCTAGATATAATTTTTAAAATATACCCACATTTTCTTTTGGAACTGGTTGTTGTTTAAACGATTTAGTCCTTTCTAATTGATTTTTTAATCTTGTATATCTATCTGAAGACTGTTTTGTCATCATCATAGTCTTCTCCTGAACACTTAGAGGTTTTAAAGAACTAAGTGCTTGATAAGTGATATTTTTATTACCATATCCTCCTACTGTTTCGCAAGAGCCATACATACTTGTCTGGCATCCTTCGTAAGGACTGTTTTTACCAGAACCATAACCTGTACCGTAATTTGTAAGTGTTACGAATGACATTTATTATACAAAAAATTTATTGAAATAAATGGAAGAAATTTTAGAAAAATGGTATGATTCAAAGAAAAAGTTGGAAGAATATGAAGAACAAATAAAGAAATATAAATGTGAAATTGTCAAGCAAATGAATAAATTAGGAAAAGACAAAATTTCAACTAATAACTTTACAGTATCAAGAAGAAGAAATATAAAACGATATTTATCAAAAGAATCAGTACCTGTAGATTTATGGAATAAATATTCTATTCAATG